TGCCCGATCCAGAAAGCAGAGAATACATGGAGGCAACCGTCGCCGTTCCAGTGGCAGAGGAGGCTCCATTTACATATTTTGTATAGTTATAGGTTCCTCCGGCCATAAGCTGAAGGCCGCTGTTTAACTGGGAGCTTGTCGGGCCAGAAGTTGAGCCACTGATCGCAAAAACATAAATGGGAATATTGGCCCATTGAGGCAAGCCTGACATAAGTTCCCCAGGCGGAGTACCACCGCCGACTCCCGCCGAAATGGAATCACCAAGAATCACCCCAATGCTTCCAGCGGGAATTGTGAAAGCCTGCGCAATTCCATAATTATCGAGAGGCCCAAGCGCAAAATTGGAACCCGTAAGGGTGATGCCTCCACTTGAGGTGTAGGAGCTTCCGCCCCCACTATACTGAGGAATGTTGAGAGTCGATCCTGATAGAGTCGCGGCTCCGCTTGTGCCGGTCGTGGTAAGTGTAAGAAAGGGTTGGTAAGAGGACGCCGATGTATAGGCGGCACTTCCAAGCGTCCCACCCGCGCCGATATGCAGCGTCGATCCATCCGTACCCGCAAGGGTCAGCGTATTACTCGACGTGAAAGTTTTCCCCGCGCCTAGAGTCAGAGTTCCCGTTCCGGTTGTGATCGTATTGCCATTGATGGTTGAAAAAGTCGGTGCGCCCGAAACCGTGCCGAGTTTAAAAGTTAGGCCGCTCATATCGAGCGTTGGAACACCGGTAATAAGTGGAGCATTAGCAGGCTGTCCATTAGCAGGATTTATCTGAAGCGAGGGATATGTAGTCCCAAGGGCGGGTACTGTAAGAGCGAGAATTAAGGATAGTATTTTCATGCAGATTGGAAGTTGCAAATCCATTTCGAGACTGTGCCCCAATAGAAAGCGATCATGGTGGAAGTGAAAGCGGTTCCCGATGACGAGACAGTTGCAATGACTGTTCCTGTGTTGTCTTTGAGTTCGAAGATTTGACCAGCAACAGCGGGGATGGCGCAATAAACGAAAGCCGTATCGCCATCGCGGGCGTTCGTGGGGGAGAGTTCCGCAATCGACGTATTGCCCGATGTTCCCGACGCAGGCGCGAGATTGTGATGGGAGATGATACCTAACCGGTTAAGTGCGATCGAGCCTGTAGCAGTCAAACTAGGCGCATCGCTGGCTGTGGCAAGATCGAGGTTCGTTCGTGCGGTGGAGACGCTGGCGAGATCGGATAGGTTGCTGGCCCGCTTGGCGTAACGGGCATCAGCCTGGGCTTCTGTGATGTAACTATATTGCGGGGCCGGGACAAGTTGAGACAGATTGATAACGTTTTTATTAACGTTGACATTGAGTTGCAACGGAGTCGATTGCCCTCCACCGCTTGGCGTAACCTGAATTTCCAATTCCAATGTGATTTGATTGATTCCGGTTCCCGCCGAAATAAATCGTTGTAGCATTGAATATGTCGAGAGATTGAGAGAGCCTGTTAATCCAATCGGCACAATGAGATTTGCCACATTGACCGTGAAGGGTGTATTATTACCCGTTGGGTCTGTGATCGTGAACGGGCCACCAGCATTGCCCGAGACAATGTAATTCGCGCCTAATGCATTCAGGGCATTGGTAACGGCTATTGCTGTCGTGCCCGAGATCGTGGCGGCGATGGCTTGCGTCGTGATTAGCGGCGTCGAGATGGTGAATGATCCATCATAAGCGCCAGAGGTGAGTGTGATCGTTTGGACGCTAGGCGTGGTGAACGTATAGTTTGCGGTAGCACCGCCCGCAGTCGTGATATTCGAAAGAGTAGCGGTTGTGCCCACCACTGCGAGCAAGGCCGTATTAGCTGGAATGCCCACCCCCGAAACCGCCATGCCGACCACTAATCCCGTCGTGCTCGATAGCCCCGTAATTGTATCCTGACCTAGAGTGTTGTTGCCTGTCGGCGTATAGGACGCCCCAGTTGCCACTGCTGCGACCGTTGCGCTGGCTGCCGGGAAATCAGTCCACGTTTCATTGAGAGCATACGGATTGACGAAAATCTCCATGAGCTGCTCACTCGAAATTCCCACCGCGCCCACCACAACCTGCGAAACGACAAGTGAGGAAATTGGATTCAAACCAGCGGGATTGCCTGAAAAGTAAATCGCTGTAACTCCTGCCGGAAGAACAAAAAGATATGCTCCCGCTTCAGGATTCGAAACCGTTACGCCGCCTGCGGCGATAACAGAGGCTAGAGCATTTACTGCCGTCGACACAACTGATGCGATTGCTCCTGTGGAGATACCCGCTGTTTCATTGTAAAAGAAAAGTTGTGCGCCGGTCTCCGCTGATGTCGTGGCATTGGAAAGGGTAACGGTGGTGCCGGAAATCGTTATGGTCGTTCCCGGAACTATTCCCGCCCCACTAACAAGCATTCCGTTCGTGATACTTGCCGCACTTGCCACTGTGACGGAGGTTGATGCATTGGTGTAGGTTCCGGTCGTGATCGGTCCTGCCTGAAAGGTGTTAGTTCCCGATGACGGGACGGCGTCCAAATCGCCCAAACCCATGATCGTCTGGGCTGTGGTATAATCGACATCATCCCAAGGCCGGGAAGTTGTCGCTGACGGTTGAACGAAACGAAGAGAGACCGTCTCAACATCGTTCCGAATCAGTTCGGGGATTTGAGCAGGTAGCCTGTTCTGAAAACTCTGAATGATCCCTTGTTTGCCGGGATTCGTGATGTCGATAATCAGGCTTAAAGCGGAGGCCGAAGGCATTCCCAAGTCTTTACAAGTACTTTGATTTTGTCAACAAAAGTTCACTTTTGACTAATGTCTTTTGATCTGTTACAGCCTCCGCATTCTGCTGCTCTACGGCGAAATTCTTTGGACAATTCTTCCGACGACATTTGATCAATCGGCTTTCTAAAAAGAGGATGCTCTTTACCTTCGTACACCAACTTTCCTCCAATGTATTTTCTATACATTTAATTGAGCTTTAAAAGTAGCATTTCCTGCCATGTTACATGTCTTGGTCCCATAGTTGTTATAGCCCGCTGACAAGCAGCATGAGCTGCCTCCCACTGGAAAATCAACCGTTTGCATGATTCCTGCCTGAAACTCGGCTAATGTTGCGGAAATCGTGTCTATCATTTCGGTGCATGGCGCTGATCCAATGCATTGAAATGGCAGAGGATTGTTTCCAATTTCGACAGTGTTGCTGACTCCTGGAAGCCATGAGCTAGATACAACCAAGCCAAGTGTAAACGGTGTGGTAGCACTGCATGGGTCGCAACCAGCCAGAATCTCTATTAAACTTCCTGTTTGCGAAATTGGGCCAAGATTGAATTGCGCCTCTCCCGTACAACAGCCAATTATGACAGCGGTGAATTGATTTACTCCAGGCGGTCCGCTGGCGTAAGGAATTTGAGCCAAGGTAATACTGGCAGATGCCGAAATATCATACGAGGTTCCTGCAACGCCAGGATCAGCGGCGCAAGGATTAGTGGCTCCCAAGGGATCCCCGGCAGTCCACGAGTAAGCCATAGAAGCCGTAATCGTCGCAGTTCCCCCGAATGCATCGGATAGTCCATCCGCACAAGGTCCTGGCCATATTTCAGAGGGAAGTGGAGTGATCATGTCAGTGTACTTGTCGAGGTTGTTCCGCACTGCAAATATTGCTGAGGGCCGCTCACCGCATCATTGAAACAGTTCACCGTGTAGGTGCTGCCCACTGCTGTAATTGCGATGGTCGAAAGAAGTTTATAATCAGATCCCGCAGTTCCCACAACGATTGTCGCCGTTGGTAGCGATGTTCCGCTCTTAATTTCAATCGTTGTCGCGATGTTGGATGAATTATAATCGATTTGAAAATAGACAAGGGTATCGCTCGTTCCAAGCGTCAAGGTCGGTGGAGGAATTACCGTCAGCGCGGTTCCAGAAATCGTCGGTGTGATCGATGCGTTATGTGTTCCTGGTGTGACGGTGATCTTCGGGCTTCCGCCTCCTGCCGTGGCATCGGCTACCCAATAGGCGTGAAGCTGCGGATTGGGAAATTTTTGCGTAGGGAACTCGACAAAAACCTGATCGCCCAAATAGCTGACTCGAACGCCACCACCAGAAAAGCGCATCCGTGGAATACTCCGCACGATGGAGTTCATGCGCCTTTCCGTTATTTGACCCTTGATCGGCCTTCCAGCCTCAAAGGGAGCAGGCTTGGTGTTCATGGTCCGGGATAGGTATAAAGATCGATGTCCCAGCCTCCAGGGCCCGAAAGCTGGTACTCCTCGTCAACGGTTACAACTCCGCCTTGCTGGCGCCATGAAATACCCGTAAAGAGATAATTCTGGCCTGCCGGCGGAGTCGGAGGGGCATAAGGTGTTGATGGCGGGATGACGATGTATCCGACGAGATTTGTATAAGTTGGAACTGCAGACGCAGCGTAATGCCTACGCCATACAAAGCCTGTGCGATAGAATGAATCAATACCGCGTAACTTCTTTGTGTAATAAAGAATGGCAGCAGGTCCACTCAAAAGAGGATCGACACTAGAGGGCGGCGAATTGTTGGCGAGGGCGTTTCCCACTGTCGCTATATCGCTCCGCGTTACGGGCGATGCATCGGGGTCGGTTCCCGGAGGGCCTGCAAACTTGGGAGTTGTTTCAATCGGCTCCGAGGTCGTTGAAATTGATCCGTCTACCTGTTCAAGTAGCGTGGGATCTGATGCAAAGATTCCCCTATATCGGGAGATGAGATTGCCCATGCCTCCCTTTTCATGCTGCACTTCGCCATCGTAATAAAGCAGAGCGGGAAAATCAGGATGAGGTTGGAGGGGTGACGGCACATAAAGAAAAAGCTGGTTCCATGGCACGCGCTGCTTAAGCACAAATTCTGCGCTACCATCCGGCAGAATGGCTCCCGAGTCTTCCCATGTCCTGAGAAGCTGGGCGTTTTTGATTGAGACAGCCATGTTACCAGCCCCCCGCCATTGCGCCAGCTAGCGCCCCGGATGATCCCCCGCTATTGCTTTTGACGAGAAGTTTCATGTAATCAGCCATTTGTTTTGTGTTGCGGGCTGTGTCAAGTGCTGCTTTCTGCGCAATGCCAAGCCCCGTCTGAATGTAGCGCCCGCCGCCGCCGACTCGGGCGAGGCTATCTGCGATGACGTGGAAGGGATCGGCCTTTTCGGAGAAGATGGGATTCATTCTGCCTGGATTGGTGGCGAGGGAAGCTCCCGTTTTATTTGCGGCCTCGATGGCCTTCTGAAATTGGCTGGCAAGTTCGGTTGTGTCGTAGACGTTGCCCTTCTGAAATTCTATCTTTATTCCTCCCAGCTTCTTCAGGCCCTCCGCCGCCGTTTGGATTGCCGTGTTCTGAATTTGAGATGCTCCCTTTTCTTGAGATTGGATAAGCGACCCATTCTCAATATTTTTCAAATTCTTTCCCACATCTGTAGATGCGCTTGGCCCCCCATAAGCAAGCACTGCCATAACTGAGTTCGTCGGATCGATAGCGGTCAGATATTTGGCATACTTCTGCCTTAGTTGCTCAAAAGCCGCCTCGACTGTCGCAATAAGAAGCTTCCCGATTCCTAGAATCATCTGCGTCAGAAAGGTTCCGACAACAGCAAGGGCACCAATGGCTACTTGCGCGATCCCTTCCCATAGACTGCCTTGGCTTAGAACAGAGATTGCAGAGGTCAATGCCCCTGCCAGATAATTGACAGCCTCTTGAAAGCCAAGCTTTAATCCTGCGCTGAGAACGTCGAATAGGTTGCCGTTCGCAACAAGCCCACGAATCGTGTTCACTGCATCCACGATATAGCCTCCGAACTTTTCGCCCATGCCAACGAGGTCCACCTTGTCAATTTCAGAGATGAGTCCCGATAAAGGGGGGAGGACTTTGTCCGCGAGCCCGACGAAGAAGCCTTGAAGCTTTGTGCTCACGTTATCGATCTGCATTTGCACATAAGCGAATTCCTCTGCCGATTTGGACAGGACCGCCGCCTGCGTTCCGTATTCCCTCGCTGCTCGCGTTAGGGAGTCGGCAAAGCCCGCCTGCCCTCCCTTGAACATTTGTTCCAAGGGACGGCCAGCCTGAGCGAACTCTTCGATGTCCTGTCGCGCTTCCTGAGCCGAAAGACCGCTGGCCTGAAGAGCCTTCTGAACAACGAAAAGTTTGCCGGGATCATAACCATTGAGCTTCTGCGCGGCGAAGTAGGCTTCATTCCCGAACTTGATAGCGTTCTCGATTCCCTCTTTGAAAAAGTCGCCCACTTTAATTCCTGCCAATGCAACCGCGAAGACGGTAAGAGCTTTCCCTGCCGCCGCAAGGGCATCGTCCCACTGCTTGGAATTAATTTCCAGATAGGCTACGGCTTTATTTTCAGCGCCCATTGTTGAAGTCTTTCACGGTTTTTTTCATCACCTTGTCAGTTCCCTTTTTCAGAGATTTGCTCGCGATTTGGGTAGCTTGCTTGGAAAGACCTTGTTTGTCGTCAACTGTTTTTGAGTAGTTGACCATATCCCGAATCCATACCCGAGTCCTCCCGGTCGTTTCTTCCACTTTCCAAAATCGCCAGTTCTTCGCAAGCAAGCCAATCTGCAAAATTCTCCGTCCGATTTCCTGCTCAATCGTCACCCCTGGCTTACGCTTGATGTGGCCATGAAGCTTCTGTGGAAGATCGAGGATTTCAATCGGATCAGGAGCGTGAAGTAGGCTTATTTTTCGGGCGATGCGAACAAAGAAGTTTCCTTGGCTCCTTGCTAGCTTGCGGCTCTCCTTCTCGGCACTCTTCCGCATCCGATAAAGGGAATTCGATAAAGCAGAATGTTCAAAGCGCATCGATAGCCTTTCTGATGTTCTCTTTGCTTCCCTCTTTAGCCCACTCCGTTTTCACGTTGTTCAATCGCATGATGGCATGACAGTAGGCATTTCCGCGAGCCAGTGGAAGATCCCAGATAATGAAGTGCTCTGACCATCCGGTATGCTTCGCGATTAACATGGTATAGCCCGCTAGATCGTCGGGCTCGGCAAGTTTGGGTTGGGGTCCTCCAATTGGCTCATGTCGGAATTATCCGCAATCGGTTCGGCCTTAGTGGCATTGGAGGTCTCCAAGATTTCCTTGGCGATGCTGGCGAGGAAGCCGAAGTCTTGATCTGTAACCTCCTGCTCTCGCCAATCCATCATGGCTTTCAGGAACTTGTCGGGATCGCGCTGGGCCAGCATGAGGGTGCCCTCATCGCAGAGGCAGGCGAATATCAGAATCAGGATGTCCACCTGGCTGACTTGATTTCCCGCCCGAAGGCCGGCAGCAAAAGCGAAGTCGATCCGCCCTTTGCTGGGCTTGATGACGCGGCCCTTAAACTCCGCATCGGCATAATGGTAAAGGTTGGGTTTATCGCTCATAGATATTTCTTGATCAGGTCTTTGGTTGCTTGGCTGGCTCGCGTGGAAATGTTCACTGTCTTTTTTCCCTCTTGAATGATCTTGCGGGTATCGGCTCCATTGCGAAGCCAATCCAGCCAGACTTCCCGCAGAAAAAGAACGTCCATCTCATAATAAAGCGGATGCTCTTCTCCTAGCTCGTAATAATCTCCCTTTGGCGGGAAATTGGCGTCCGCTCGATCTAGCCGCACGTCCTGCTTCCATTTGAAGAGAGGCTTGGCTCTCTCGTAAGCCCTTTCGATGATGGCGCAGTTTTGGCGGTTCGTTTCATCGGTGGTATCAAACCAGAATGTGCACTGCTCGAAACTTCTGCCGTTTCTATCCTGCTGAACCTTGGTGACAGGATCGCTTTTGCGGAAGGGGATGCCCAAAGAATCGAGGCAGGAGGCAAGCTTGATGTCGATCGTGTGATAAAAATGGTTCATGGTTAAAATAAGTCGTATTGCTTGCCCCTGATGTGGAATCCGAAGAAGCCCGTATTCAGGCCCGTAGTACGCACTCCAGTACACCAGATCGTTCCCGACGGACTCCCCAATAGGATGGCCGCTGCCGCCGACATCGCCGCGCCTAGGCTATACCCACCGCCAAGAAGGATGCCTCCTATTTCGACTGTCCGTGTGGGATTAAAAAAGGAAGTCATTTCAACTTCTCCATCAGCATTCTCGCTGGGATTTTCATCAATGGTGGCGTCGGCTTCGCTCGTTTGAGCGATCATGCCGAGTTGAGGGCTCAGGCCCCATGTGGCTCCGGTTTGGCCTACGATGATAACAGACATAAAATAAATCTAGTTGGGGCCATACCGTTAAGCGATATTGGCGTACTTGGTGCCGTTAAACGAAACCTTCTTGAACTCGACGTTGGCCTGCGGAATCTCCGCGTCATCGACGTAAATGGAATTCGCCGCTGTGATCCCATAAGTGCTGCCTGTCTGGGGATCATTAGCGATCACGAGAGCAACGCCAGGAGCCGCTGCCGCCCATCCGCCGCTTCCAACAATCACGCCCGTGCCGTTGTACTTGCCCTTGGCGTTGAAGAATGCGAGCAAAGCCGCATCGCCCTGCGGTCCTTTTTCCTCTTTCAGTTCCCGATTAACCTTGAATCCGAGGCCCTGAGCGATGACGCCAGTTTCGGGACCCATGCCCCACGTTGCTCCTGATTGGCCAGCGGTGATAACAGACATGATTCCTTCTAAGCAAAAAGTGCTCAGAAGTCAACAATGCTTTGTTAGGGAAGGGAGTTCGTGACTTTGACGCCGTTCACGATGTCGTCTGTGGGCATGGCAACCAGTCCGAATTGATTGATGTACTCGTAACTCTTGAATCCGTAGCAATGGAATCCCTGCGTCTGGCTTAGGACTTGAGCAGGGTTGGAATAAACGAAATTGTTGATTGCCGCTATTACCGCATCCCTTTGATCGGGAGATGTTGGTTTGACATGACTCCGGAAGATGATTTCAACGGGGATCTCGTAGATGCCCGAACCTGGGCCAATGGTTTCCGCCGCTTCCTCGCAATGGATGATCATGTAGGGCTGGACATCCTTCTGCGCAAGTTCGTCGCTGCGATAGATTGGGAGGTTAGGGATGATCGCGTATATCTGATTTTGGAGAGCTTCCCGCAAGGCTCTTTCTGCGACGTTGAGGATGGTGTTGGGAATCATTCGGCCTCCCCCATTTTGTGCGTCCCTTTCCATTGCCAAGTGCCATCTCCCTTGTCCGTAAATTGACCTCCTCGGGGACAGGGGAAAGGAAAGATCGTCTTCACGTCTGCCACGAGCGCCACCCGCTTTTCTGTGTTTTTCCAGAATGATTTTGAGTGTTCCACGAAAGCAAAAGTGTCCGTTGCGCTGCCGTATTGATAGAAATCGTCGGCATCGACAATAAAGAAGTTTCTCTTCTTCGTTTCAATGAGATAGGTCATGCGGCCTTCGCGTAAATGATCAGTTCATTTCCATCATCCGAAAGCATAGAGGATTTCACTTCTTTCGTATCGCCCTTGGCGGTGAGAATGGCTCCCTGTGGGATGCCGGCGAGCTTGGAAGTCTGGACGTGGATCTCAAGCAGGTTGATGCGGATGGGGCCTCCAAACTCGTCAAGCTCTTCGATCACTCGATCCTTGATGATCGCGGGGTAAGGGATGTTCAGATAAAGAATCGTATCTGGGAAATCGTAAGTGAAGACTCCCGCCAAATCTGCCCCCATGAAAGAGCGCATGTCGATAATAGGAGGCTGGGCCATGTCAGGACTCTATCACGATGGTTTCAGGAGTCCAACCCGTAACGAGGACAAGGCACGATCTCTCGTTAACGGGAAAGACTTCAGGAGGATTCACCTTGCACCCTTTTTTCAGGAGGATGTTTTTCAATTCGTAAAAGGCCGCTCCAATCTTGGCGGCAAGGCGTTGATCATCGCGAGCAACAAGCTCTTGAATCAGACCCCATTGGCATTGGCTTGGGGGATAGCCGCTTTTCGGTTCGTCCCTGAGACTCTTGAGTCTGTCACGGACAATGGGCTTCTCCTCCGGCTTTTCGGAGGTCCCAAGGATGGGAATTTCACTCATTTTGCAAAATCCATTTCTTTGTGTGACTGCGGATCAATTTGAAAATAGTAGTCTCCGTTCCAACAAAGCCGACCTCGAACCGTTTCGCCATTGCGAAGTATAAAGCGTGCTTCTGTCGCCCGGGAAGCTTCATTGTGCCACATTTCAACAATTCGCGCATCCACCTGTCTCATTTCCGATGAAAACACTGGCGGCGCTTGCCTCGGCAAAGGATCAAAAGCAGATGCATCTAATAAAGCTTGGAGACTTTGCAATCTCCCGATTTCTTGATCGGTGGTCATTTTGCCTTTTTCACGTCCATTTTGATTCCCGATTCCTCCCGCTTGCCCATCACATAAATGACCGCGTGTGGAAGGGGAACGACATGGAGCAATTCCCATCCGTCCTTAAGCAGTTCGTTGGCCTCGCTTGCCCCTTTTTTAGCTTCTCTGATTTCAGTGATTTTCATGATTATTCTTTCCAGGCTAATCCCGATAGTCGGGATTGCGTTCATCGAAGAGCCTTCGCCCTTCCTTGTAATTTTCCGGCTTGTTCTGGTCCTGATATGTCGCGTCACAAGGCATCTTTCCCGTTGTGAAGTGGCGATGTTCGAAAAAAACGTTGGGAGCATCGATGATCACACCTGCCTTCCTTGCGCGATGGGTAAACTCGTTATCAGAGTAAATTCCTGTTCCCGGCCAAGGATCTTTCAGCATCTCTTCAAGCCATGGACGCGTCATGAAGCCATGGCAGAGATGTTCCCCGCCTCGGCCTCGTGAACGAAGATCGTCGGCGAAGTTAAGAACGATTTTCTTTTCATCCCATTTGTCTTGATCGCGAAGCGTGGCGATAATCTGTTCATCCCATCCTGGCGACGGGAATAAATCGTCAGCGATCACCATGATGAACTTGCCCGTAGAGGCCTTCAGCGGTTCCAGAGTGTTAGGACAGCATCCTTCCTTGTCCGTGATCGTATGGCGGTATCCTGAGAGCAAGGCTAGGCTCTTCTCATCGTCATGGTGGATTCCGAAGATGTACTCGATTCCCATGGGGTTGCTCGCGGCGGACAGGTAAAGCTCGCGAACCGCGGCAGCTTGTTCTGGGCGCAAATAGGTAGGATGGCATACGGAAAAGATTGCCCCGTTCTTTTGGAATTGCTCGTTTTCCAACCGCAAAGCCTCTTCATGTTTTCCAATTGCCCGAAGGGTTTGCGTGAAGAGATAAAAGCCTTTCCAATCGTACCACTCGTGGTTGAGCGAGTAATAGCCCAGCTTTGGTTTGCCGATGGTGATCATGTGCTTGGCCATCTCGTAAGCTTCTTCGTTTCTTCCGTCGACAAGAGCGTAGCACGCGAGCAGAGCCAATGCTTCCCGGCGTTGCGGCATCAAGTCGTAGGCACGGCTGGCGTGGCTTTTGGCTATTTCGCAGACAGGTTCCGATTGGGCCAGCATCAGGTGAAGCTCGTACTTATCGAGGATTTGAGTGCATGGATGCGCAAGAGCGGCCTTTGCGCAGCGCAGGTAGGTATCTCTGTCGCCAAGGCTTGCAGCCTCCTGGGCCAAGAAGAAGAGGTTGGAACCGCCCTGCTCCACTTCCGCTTCCAGGATTCGAAAATTCCGCTCTGCTGAGTTTTTCCGGCCTGCCAAAGGTGAATGAACGAAAATGGCATCGTGAAGATTCCGCGTCTCCACCGTTCGAGTGAAGGTCAGGACTTCATGGATCGGCTTGATCCAATGAGAGAAGCCCGCATTTTTGATGAGCCGTTCCCGCCACGAGATTTGTTTATCTCCTCTGACGTGGTAGGGGGCCATGTAAACGTCTTTCTCTCCCGATTGAGCAGCTTTTCGAAGAGATTCTGCGGCTCCGTCCTTTAGCAAATCGTCAGCATCGGCCCAGAGCAGATAGCTGGCCTTGGTCTCTGTTGCAATTTCCCATGCCTTCTGTCGCGCCTTGGCGAAGCTGTCCACATGGGGCCATTGCTTGTCGTTGAAGTAGATTTGCCGGACGTAAGGCAAGTCGAGTTCTTCGCAGACCCTTCCGACAATTTCCATCGTCCTGTCAGGGTCTTGAGTGCCGATCGCCTGGACGAAAACAGCGAAGTCAACGGCGGGCTCGAAAGAACGAAGGAATCGCTCGATCACGGCTTCCTCGTTTCCGAGGATCATTGAAAGACAGATCAGGGGCTTAGTCATTTGATCTCCACGGCGTGAAGATTCCATTTCGAATCCATAATCGGAATCGCATGTCCTGGCTCAACTGGCGCGAAGCTATCGCTTTCGAAAACAACCAACCATCCCCGCCATTCAGGTTGGTAATTGACGGATCGAATGAAAGCATCTTTAGGCAAGCACTCTCCATCCAAAAGCCAGAGTTGGAAGCATTTCAAATTGTGGTGATTGGCCAAAAGCATACAGAAGTGATCATCGCCAATTCTTATCGCTTTCAATCGGAGATGACGCTCTTTTCTTTTTAGGAATAATGCCGCGTCCTCCACTAACCGTTTTCTTTCTTCGTTGTTCATACAATCGCGGCAATTTCTTGGTAGATGGTTTTAACGTAATTTTCGACTGAATACTTCTCGACTTCTTTGCTGGCCAGGAAGGACGTTCCCGCGTTGAACATGGCTGTCTTTTCCTCTTGTTTCATGCTGTTGATGAATTCAAGGCACTCCATGGGATTCTGGAAAGCGGCGGCGTTGACAAAGCAATCCTTCGGGATGTCAGCACCCTCTGCCGTGTCGCAGTATTCGTAAATCGGGAGGCAGCCCGCGATCAAGGCGTTGAAGACCTTCTCTGTGATGTAACCGGGGATGCTCCGGCAGTTCTCCATGACTAGGGCAAACTCGCATTGCCGATATGCCGCGTGCTTCGCTTCAGGACCGCAGGGAAGAGGCCCCTTCCCGCCGTGCGGCCATCCATGCCCCCAAAGCGCAAACGCCTCGCCTAAGGCATCAAGGAACGTGTAGGAGTAGTGGTAGCGTTTGGAGTAAAGCTCCCCTGGCATCTGTTGGAATTTGCAGGATGAAATCATGCCGACTTGGTAGGGACGGCGAACGTACTGCCCCGCCGCTCGCGCCTCCATGCCGCCCCGGACATCTGCGGGATAGCGCAGTCTGACCGTCTTCTCTGGCATGGGCGGCCGCATCTCGTAAGAGAAAATGGTCCGGGCAAAAGGAGCGACTCCCGCATAGGTCTTGTTGGGCTGAAGGAAAAGATTTTCGCAGACCATCAGGAACAGATGTGGGATGCCGCGATGAACCCACATCTTCAGAAGCGGATCGTCAACGGGAGGTGGATCGATAAAGAAGGCCGCGAGGATGTCCATGCCCTCGTTCACCTGATCGAGGGTGATGAATTCTACACCAAGCTTTTCCCGGCATCGGGATTTCATTTCCCCAAAGGGGTAGCAGAGCTCAGGAACGATGCTGGTCTCGGCTTGGATGCCGTCGCCCCATGCATTGCGGTAGACGATGTATCTCATAAATCTTTCTTTGTTCTACCATCTTACGCTATTGCGTCAAGAGAAAACCCCTACCGCCTTTTCAGACGATAGGGGCCAACGAGGAGGAACTAACGGGAAAGCTTAAGAGCCAGTATAGGACGTTGTGATCGCGACAAAGGCAAGCGGATCGATAACCTTCTCGGCGGTGTGCTGACGCACGCGAAGAATGTTCGAGCGACGTTCATCAGAGCGGTAGGTCTCGGGAGTGAAGAGGCCAGTCGTATCCTTGCTCCACTGAATGGTGCGGCCTGCGCCACCTGCCTGGTATTCGCCGCCCTGGACAACACCAACCCAAATGTAAGTGTCGCCCCAGATGAAGATGCCAGAGTAGGAGAGGCCCTGCTGATTCCCGTTATAGGGAGCTTTTCCGATGAAAAGGTTATCCACGCCGAAAGCGCGAGCAACATCTTCTTCAGCGGGAAGAGCCCGTTGGCCGGCCACGCGAGGAACCACGCCGTAAACCTGGTTCTGCAGCAACTGACAGCGACGAACGAAATAGAACAGATTCGCGGACATGATCACCGAGTTGGCGATATAGCCGTTCTTGGCCAGAGCCAGTTTTGCGGTGTCCACATCGCCACAAGGATCGACCAGACCTGAAGTGCCAGTCTGATTCGCCTTGACGTAAGACGCAGCAGGGGTGATCGGCGTAGTCGTGAAATTGGTCGTATTGAAAGCGTTGCTGATGCGAAGCTCGTAGGAGATTCGAAGGGACCGCTCGAGCAACATCGCTTCCGTCGCCTCGAGGTTCATGAAGCGGTCGACTTCCTCTTCGTAACTGTCATCGATAACGGCTTCGAGGCCGTATTCCTGACAGTCGAACTGATCGACATCGTACTCGCGATTGACACGCTGATAGGATGCGCCTGATTCGCGGGGAACTGCGTCGGCGTTCAAAAGCTGGGCGTTGGCCAGATTCGCCCGCATGTAGATGCCTCGTTTGACATCTTCGGTCTTGACGGGAAACACGTCTTCCCCAATGAACATCTTGTTGAAGTCCGTATTCGCCTGCATCATCAGGGCGAAGATGTCGGACCGGGGAGTAGCTTGCGCGTTTGTGTAGGGCATAAGATTTTAGTTTTTGGCGAATTGGAGGACAATTCCTGAAGCAGAGACGCCGGCCTGAGCGGCGATAAGAGTTGGAGTGGTCGCGCCAGTCGTTCCAGTTCCAACAGCGTAACCGTTCGAGATGCTGTAGGCGTTGCCGGGAGTGACAACTAAACCAGGCGAGACGATGATGTCCCAAGTGCCGGGGGCTGTCCAGAGTTTAACATTCACATAGCGACCCGCAATGGCCGCTTCCTGCGTTACGCCATAACCGCGCGTCCCATCGCTGGTAGGAGAAATAGAACCGTCAGATTGAAGGCTGACGGCTGTCCAAGCGGAGATGCCCGCGGCGGGGGTGACGAGTAGTGAGACAAAGCCAAGATCAGATTGTGAGGACATGATTTTTAGAGGTAGCGGGTTGCCTTCGGGTTAACCGTCAGAATCTTCTTTCGACTCTCGGCGTATTCCTGGGGGAATTCCTTGAGACATTCGAGCATGGCTTGAACCTTGTTACCCTTGAGTTCCTTGGTTCGTTCTTCGACAATGGCTGAAAATTCTTTCTTGGCGGTCTTGCCGCCAGTGATGCCGGGGCCGACGCCAGCGGGCGGAATCTTAGTTCCGAGCGAGGCAGCGAGCTTTTTCGTAATCCGGGTTTCCATCGCCTCGAGCGCGGACTTGTTCACCTCGTCGTCCTTTTTGTCGTCGTCCTTCATATCCTCGTCCTTCTCATCATCGCTCATCTCGTTGTTTTTCCCTTCGGACGATTTATCGTCGTTAGTAACAACGGGCGTGACGTTCGGGTCAATGTTGCGGCCATCGCCATCGATTGCACCCTCGCCATCATCGTTGGTCAAAAAGTCGTCGAACTTTTTCATTCGATCATCGAGCGCCTTTTTGTCGTCAGAGTATTGCTTGCAAAAGTCGCCGAACTTCTTCGACATTTCGGCAATCGGATCGCCAGCAGCTTCGGCGGCGACGAGCTTCGTTTTATTGGCCATGGTGACTTTGTGCACTTTTGCGTCCTTTTTGTCAACACCATCTTTATTTTTTTCAAAAAGACTGCTATTCGCGGCTGGTTCTGAAACTAGCGCAGCTGCAGAAACTTCATCGCAACGAGCGAAAGCTTTGTTGCCCATGACCTCATCATCCCCTTCGAATTCGAGCGAGAGACCAAGATGATCGGGATTCTTTTGGGCGATCTCGAACATGCGCTTGCGTTCCGGCTCTGCATCGTAAACGTGCATGTCGCCGAGGATCTTGCTGCTCGTCTTCTCGAATTGATCGAACCATCCTGCCGTGCTCATCACTCCTGAGCCGTGATCGATCTTGAGTTTGAGCGTTCCGAGCTCAGTGAGGCAATCGAAGATTTGATCCAGGGTCTTGCCATCAACCCAGATTTGCTCTCCATCATCTGTCTGGTGGCCCTTGGCGCGGCCTAGGGAGATAAGGGAGACTTGACGGATTGTTCCGTTTGGAGCGTCTACTTTTGATTCTTCAATGGAGAATTCATAAGCTCGGGATGCCATGCATTTTGTTTACTTCCCTTTATCGGGAAAGTCAACATTTGTGCACTTTCATCATTCGATCTTTTTCTCTTCTGCATTTCCCTTTTCGCTTTTTGTCGAAGAATTGTTCGCAACTTCGCCAGTTCCAGAAGTTCCATCATTACTTATTTTTTTAATTTGTTCCGGTTTAAACGCAACTACTTCATAGTCAACGTCATTAGGAGATCCCACAATACTACCATCAAAACCGGCCCTTATCAGCTTTTGAGTAGCAAATCTATCAGATGCCGTTCCGCTTGCTTTCCCGTCTTCTTCCTTTCCATTATATAGATAAGTAAGAATCCTGTATACGTCTCCTTGATCGCCATTATTCGATTCCCGCCTCCATTGACGATCAAATTCTTCTCTTTGTTTAGGATTTAATTTTCCTCTTATCTTTTCAACCATTGTTACATCGGCCGGCTCATTCCATTTGAGAGGGTTTTTGATGTCAACTTCGTAATGTCCTACTCTCTCTTTTTTCCCGCCTGCGTAAGCTAGGGCTGCATCATGATTTGAAAAATATATTCCATACCCAAATTGGGGATTATAAGTATGTCCGTTTTCATCTCCTATCCTGTCGTAATCAAAATTTTCAGGAGGATTATTGTTCCTCGTTCCATGGTGCAATACCATTTTACCCTGCCCTCCCCCACTGGTCCATTTTCCCGATTCATCTCGGGCTTCGCTTGAGACGTCGGTCGCAAACTCTTTCACGTCTCTGCTTCCAGCTTCTTTTTTTGCAGTGGATTCGCCAGTTCCATCATTGGATTTATCCTTTGATGCAGCGGCTCCCTGCGGGATCGGGCCTGAGCCAAAGACCTCCTCAAAAGTGTTGTCTCCAGAGAGGGCTTCTTTGCAGTCGCTAACAAAGCGATCTTTTTCCATGGCCCATGCCTTCACGTCGCCGTAATTTTCGATCACGTATTGAGGTTCGGACAAAAGCCCCTGCTGGCGTAGCGCGGAAGCGGCCTGAGCTTCTTTCCCAAGATCGGGCTGCGGATGCGGACGGAAGCCCCATCGACCTTTAATCAATCGCGTGTAGTATTTCGCCGGGAAGATTCCCTTGGCGCAAGCATCGAGGATGGCAGCGTTCTTCAGGACATTCGCCTTGCGCGTGATAATCTTTTGCGTCCGCTGAAATTCGGCTTTGGCAATCTCACTCTCGAGCCGGGTCGAAACGCCTCCAAGATCGGTTGCATCAAGAGCGAAGGAATAGGGGAGATCGTAACAGAGCGACAGAAACTTCAATCCGAGCGTGAGAAGATATTGACCCTCACCTCCCGGCGTGGCCGTCTCAGGAAATTTGATCTCACTTCCTCCTGTTAAGTGATTGATCATGTTCTGATGGATGTCCTGTTGCATCCCGGTATAGCCATAAGCAGCCTGTGCGGTGGCGTAGGGATCAAGCGTGCCTTGTCCTGCTACGGCTCCGTTGCTGTTCGTGAAAACGGTCAATGACGCAGCGAGCTTCTGCTTTCCCCTCATGGCATCCCAAGTCTCGTAGAAATCTCGGGCGTTCGCGCTTCCCACGTCCAGCTTGCTTACTCCCCGGTACGTGTCGATCCGCATGGGATCTGTCATGTGGACAAACTGATTCGCTGGAACGTCGATGGGGTCTGTATATTGCGAGACAACGAGAGACCGCTTGAAAATCCGGTAGTGCGTGGGCTGGCCATACTCCCCAATGATCACACCTGCCACATAGTCGTTGCTGACGACGTTCTGATAGATGCCTCCAATGCGATCAGGTTCGACACCTTGGATCATGAGAGGGAGTTTGACTAAATCCTCCATGTCCATGTCTTCAGTCGCTCCTGGACGAACGTAGCCCCATCCGTAGTCGCCTCCTGAGTTCATGCCCAGAATGCCAAAACGCATCATTTCGAAAAAGTCGTACCGGCAGGAAATGTCGCAGTTCTGAAACCAGTCTTCGTGCAGATATTCTTCGACTTCCTTGGATAGAACGGAATCACCCGTTTGGGCATAGTAGCTTGTTGGGGATGAGAAAAGGGCATGCTTGCGGTTGATGGCTTTCGCTGGCGCAAAGTTCTTTTCAAGATCGAAAGCTTCTCGCATCAACTGAAGCCTGTCCCGCTGCGTCTGGTAATCGTTCGGGTTGATGTTCTGCGGTGCGTATTTGCGCTTTGTCGTGGCCTGAGCCGCATCATAAGCAAACTCGTGCTTCATCCGCTTGAAGGCGTATCCTGGCAGCACGTACCGCATCGCCCGCGTAAATCGCGATGGCGTCCAGTTCTCGGGATCGAAATGTTTGATATTCATTAGCTGGCGTTCCCGTCACCGCCAACATAAGGGGGTGAGGTCTGAAGTCCGGTCTGTCCTCCCTGATTGCGACCAAGGGCAGGATTGAAGTTCGCCCGAACGGTCATGGAGCGTTGTCCCGTCAACAGGCCCAAGGCGTAGTTGGCCTCGAGCAGGGTCTGGCGCAGCTCATCCATCGTCGCGAAGCCAAAATTTCGGCCGGCGATGCTGTAGCTGATGCCTCTAACCGCATTTGCAACAATGCCCTGCTCCGCTGCCGATATGATGGTTTGGAGAGAAGAGGCCGAAAGACCTACGAGTTGTCCTTGTACTGCCATTTGACAGCACTCTAGGACAACCCGCAGGCTTATTCAAGCTTTTGATGGCTACTGAAACTTTCTGGCCTGAGCGGCATCTTTTGCCATGTACGCCAAGTTCGGCTTCACCGATGAACGAAAGTTATATACCTCCTCAATGACTTGAAGCGCCTGATCTTTCGATGCGCACTTGACGATGGCCAATGGATTCCCTTTGGCTTTGTGAATGAATGTTTTGAGATGGAATTCCTTCAGAGGAAGCATCATGACGATTCCGTAGAGATATGTCTGGGTTTTGATTTCCGGGCATGCGTCTTCAATCTCTTCGAGCATGTGAACGATGAGTTCCGCTGTTTTCGTTTCTTTGACTTTGAAGTTTCCAGCCCTCACGGATCGATTGACACTCTCCGACGATGATACGTGTCCAGACAGTACGGCGATGGCGAATGGGATCGAAAGTCCTCTCATCCGATAATTCAAAAGCGCCTTGTGGTCCTCGATTCCATTTGATGCATAGAGCTTCACGAACGATTCAATCGCCCAAGTGCGAACTATGATATTTTCCGTCCCGATCAGGCCAGCGTTTTCTTGAGGTTCGACGACAAAATAAATAAAGCTTCCAACGCTGGCCGCTGCGTCCACTCGGTGATGTCCGTCAATGACATTAAGCTTACCTACCTTATCTCTCCAAACCTGAACTGGCTTAGACGGGAGAAATCCATTTTCTTTGATGCTCGCCGCCAAAGCTTTCACGTGCTTCGGGGAAATGGCTTGCTGGTTTTTATGAGCAACGAACAATTGGTAATTGTTGGTGCATTCAATTATGTGAGATTTTTTGTTTTTCATTTTGTAGGTTTGTTGAGTTCGATCCGGTTCTGACAATATTTGATTATCTTCCTGAGTTCAGGCTGAAGGGTTGGGTCCATGTCTTTGATTTTGTCCAATTCTCTTTTCGCCGCCTCGCAGTGTTTTTCCGCATGAGCGAAAATTGATTTTGTCTTCGCGGGGGCCTTTTCTTTAATTTCTTCATAAGCTGCATTCACGCTGATCTCTCCCTGTTCGACTTGTTTGATGACCTCGAGTGAGGCTTGGGCCAGGATGGTCTTGGCTCGCCCCACCGATGCCTCACCGACTTGCATGACCGTCGCTGCTTTTTCTCTGGAAACCAGTGTTGAGGGTGTACCAATTGGTTGACCCTCTTTTTTATGCTGGTTGTCGCCCAGCTTTATATTCGCCAATTTGGCTGCGATCATCGCCCGCTGCGATGGCGTCTCATGCCTGCGATTCTCGTTGATGTCCTTCGCGAATTGGACGGGGTCTGTTCCATCGAATTGCACCGTCATCGGCCTCGCGTGGGCCGATAGGCAGGCTCGATAGCGGTTTCTTCCGTCGAGGATTTTTCCTTCGTGGATGGTGATCGGCAACCGTTGCCCGTTTTTTTTGATGCTATCGGTTAGTTCGGCCATCTGCGCGTCCGACATCATCGGCCAACAAGCTGCTATAGGATGATCTTCAAGCGTCATTTGCCCTCCAATAGTTTGAGGGCCTTCCTCACTTTGGCCTGATACGCTTCCCTGTTTTTCTTGACCGCTGCCAGTTTGGCGAGGCTTTTCGATTTGCCGCCTTTTTTCCCTAACTCCGAAAGGTATTTTTTAATTTCGTTTTTGCTCATTGAAGCGGTTTATCAAACAACCTCTTTCATGTAAAGATTTATTTACCCGCATCGGAGTCGCCGAAAGCTCGCCGTTGCCGTTGCGCGGTCCTGAGTTGTTCCTGTAAATCCCTGAAATCTTCCCTTTGACGGGAATCGAGCTTGGTCATTCCTGCATAGCGATTGAGCTTTTCAAGGATGCCTTCTATGTGGCTTTCGATTCGGGCAAGTCCTTCGCGTGAAATTTTCATTGTGGCGTCAAACTCCTTAAAACGTATTCGACTTCCCCTTCTCGAACATCTTGGACTTCATCCTTGAACGTGTAAAGGATTTGCCTTAAGCGGGGATGCATCAGAGCGGCTACGAGATTCATTTGATCGGCATCAAGCAAGTGATCGGCCTTGCTCTTGGCTCTGCGCCATTCCCAGCGGGCGACTCCGTTCTTGCCGATGATCCGTCCTTTGTACTCGACTGCCGTATGTTTTTTGTAGTCCTCGCTTGTATCCTGGGCAATGGTCATTCGATAGCTGGCCAGCCCATCCTTGATCTGGTGGTAGATGTCGGCAATAGGCTGGTTGCACCACCAGAAATAGCGGGCTTGCTTGAAGCCTCCCTTTCCATCATCCATGCGGTTCCCAAGCTGCGGCGTGCTGAAGGGCAGGTTTCGGGTGACTCTCTTGCCCCCGATGATCTCGTGATGCGGGAAGCTCTGCTTTTGGGTCATGTCACCCCAGAGCCCTTGCCATCCGTAGCGTAGGCACATGGATTGCACCTTCGGAGTGTCGTAGGCGATGTCGATCAAAGTCTGAAGAGGAGGCACTCCCAACTTGATTCGGTACTCTTCAACCTCTTCCCAAGTGTCGATCTTTCCTTCATCGATCAGCCTGCTTTCGGTTTCACTGTAGGACCTGCAGACGAACCATCGATGTTCCCCCTCGCCTTCCCGCGCTTTACCGCGCTGATTGTCCAAAGTGAAGAACCGGGCGATTTCATCGGTGACAGGATCGCGCTTGATGTAAAATCCTGTCATCCGCTGAATGTCCACCTTAGTATCATCTGGTGGTGATTCATCCCATGGCGCTGCCTTCCGCTTCTGAACGTAATCTTTGAGCAATTCGATGGAACCACGGCGAGATGCTGCCGACGCCTTCAATTTCTCTTCCAAGATCGTCGAAAGCTCAATCCAGTGGATTGCCGCCGCCTCGCAATGAAAACTCCTGTGATCGGCCCTGGCGTTCGCATTTGTGGCCTTGTAGCGTCCGCTCTGGCTTTGTTCACGCCTGAAGGCTTGATCTATAGGCCAATCGACTCCGCACGATTCGCAATTGTATCGGACGGTTGGAAGCAGCTTATGCCAGATGATGGAGCCGTTTTCGTCAACGGTATCCTTGTTTTTGTCGCATCGGAGGCGATCTGGGGAATCTGTCATCTTCTGGTAAAATCCGCAGGAGGGACAAGGCACCTCCCATTCCTCGCAACTTCCGTCGTTAAAGTCTTTGTCGCTTTCATCATCCAGGATGCTCCCGGTCGAGAGTGTGAGTAGCTTTGGTCCTCTGACGCCCTCCATGCGCTTTTTGAAGGCACTCGCCATGCCCGCCTTGTAAAGATGGGGCTCCTCGAAGAGAAGATAGCGAATGCGCTTCGACTGCGCTGCGTTCAAGTTGGCCCCGACGATGTAAAGGGGCATGTGGGCAAACACGATCTTTGATTGCCGCTTCTTGTGCCGATCTGTGGGCATCTTTTTGTAAATGAAGTCGTTGGCCTCAAACATGGGTTCGAGACGATCTTCTTTCGCGTCCTTACCATCTTCGTCCGATTGCCAAACGTAGTAGAGCGGTCCTGGCTCGTGGCACAGCACCCATGCAATAAAAATCTCGCCAATAAGCGACTTGGCGGCACCGGCAGGCATCCGAACGTCTACTTGGCTTATTCCAGGATCGGAAAGCGCCCTGAGTGGCTCCAGAAGCCAAGGAGCCTCATCTGCGATAAAGATGGGGTAACGGACAGATTGCGGGATCTTCAGGTAGCCGTCTGCCCATGAGGCGATGTCCTGGCCAGTTTGTTCGCGCAGGCTATCGGAAAGAAATTCTGTGATCCATGTCACAAGTCCAATTCCTTCAATTTTGCTTTAATCCTCTTAATCGCTGCATTGTAATCCTCGCGCGTCATCCCGGCCTTCATAGCGTCCATGATCACTTCCAATGCCTGGGACCATGCGCCTTTGACCGTGTCGACCTTGACGTATTCCTTTTGCGCTACAGCAAATTCAAAGTCCAGCTTTCGATTTTCCTTGGCGAGTTTGTCAGCCTGCCGCTGCTCCTTCTCCGAGACCATCGGCTTGTATTCGCCGGGTACGATGGGATGGTCATCGATCCATTTCGACAGCAACGAATTGATCCGGGCGTTCTTGAACCACTTCGCCGTCTCTGCATTCAGGGATGCCCGCTTTACGTCCTCAACAGTCTTCCCTGTCGCTGCGCAGAACAGTCTGCGGGAATCATACCAGAAGCCCTTCAGATGCCTTGCAGGGCCCTTCTTGCGCGATTTTGATGTGGTTTTCATTTTTAAATCCTTGTCCCATAGCTAAATAAGGCGACGCGGAACCATTAGCTTTTTTAGGATGGTCAAATAGATGTCTTATAGGCTCCCTATACCGCTGCTATTGGTGGCCATGGCTTCCATTAGTGGCGTCCGTAGGCTCCTGTGTTGGCTCTTGTGGTTTCTATTGTCGGAGTCTATTGGCTCTCCTATTGGCTTCTTTAGCTGCTATCTTCACTTACCAGAGGGCAATGCAATCGATTGCGATGTAGGTGAGCAAGAGGAGGATGATGATGGAGTTTGTGATCATTCGTTTCCTTCTTTTCGAGCGATTCTTTCTTTTCGCGATTCGCTCTGAGCATGTTCGCCACTACTAACAAAGTTGTGGCATTGAGTAGGTGATGATCGCTGCTTGCTCTATCCAAGCAGCATGTGGACCAGATGAATTCCACGAGGGAAAAGAGATAGATTAAGGAAATAAAGTTCATGCGTGCGTTTTGATGACGCTCCTTCGAGCGATTTTGACGATGGTTGAAAGTATCGGTTCCCACTTCGCCAGTCGTTCTTTGGGCCACTTGCGGAACGCTTCATCAGCTTCAGCCTTTTCAAGAAAAGCGATCACTTGATGCCCAAACTGCAATGCGCTGGCTTCATCGGTGATGCTGACTTTTTCGGCCTTGGCCTTCGCCGGCTTGCTCTTGCCCTTTTTCTTCGGAACTTTTTCGTTGCGAACTTCGCTCAATTCTTTGACTGTGAGCTTATCGGCCTCTGCGGTCTTGAGCAGCTCCTCGCGGATCTCGGGGTCCTTGACTCCTGCGACGGCTTCGTGATGGCTGAAGCTCAGGGCCGGGTGACGATTGGCCGGCTCGATCTCTTTGCAGACCCAAAGCACGCGGGTCAGCAGCTTGTCATCGATGTTCTCGACGTCGAAAGCTTGGCTGAAGTTCTGGCCGAAGCTCTTTTCCCCTGCGATGTACAAGTCTCCAAGGATGAATTGGATGATCTCACGCTTGGCCCCTAGATGCCTCCAGGCTGCGCCGTAACCTTGCACTGCTGCCACCCATGCGTCCCATGGGATGTCAGGGCTTATGGTGACGCCTAGGCCGTCCTGCGTTGGTTTTACAAACTCAGTGAAGAGTTCGTCCCGCTCGATTAGAAGTTCGGCGCTCATCACGCTATCCTCGATTTCAGGTTGTAGGCGCGATATTTGACGTGATCTCGTTCGCCTTGCATTATGCGGCGCACCTTTGAGTAAACAGCATCCCGGCGAGAATCCCAACTTGTAATTTGACGCGTCATCAATCCAATGCGACGGAAACCAGCCCATTCCAAGTAGATCTTTGGAGTTTTTATTTTCATGTTGTATTTGTCTTTCTCCCTTTATCGGGAAATCTATTCTTTTCCTTCTGTTGCAATAAAGTGATCAATTCGGGCGATGGCCAATGAGGCTGACTCTTCGGATATATCTTCCAAGTTATTAAACTGAGTGGGCCACTTGCTTTTGTAAAAAAGCTTTTCAGCCTTATCTTCTTCGATGCCAATTTCTTTCGTGGCGCTCTCTTGACACCGATTCCAGCCGAACGGACTCGGGTCGACTTTTTGGCCGCTCAAAACAACGGCCCATCCGGCGATAATCTCGCCTTCTTTGTTGGTTGAATTTTGTGTTTCCGTTCCTCGTATTCCTCTAAAGCTCTTTTTTTGATCATTCGAAGCTCTTCCATCGTCTCGCCGGGACGCATAGGCCCTCTCCAGTTAAGATTGAGGCCTTGGCAAGCTCCTTCACTTGTTTCGCATTCAGGTAGGCTCTCGCCCCTGAGTGATCGGCCCCAGCGATTCCAGCAGGTCTTACAGTAGCCTTCGGGGCATTCGCGGATTGGGATTTCATTGGGGCGCATGGTTCATTTCGCGGCCTCGACTTTTTTCCACGCTTGAGCAATGATCCGATCTGTCGCGCTTAGCTCCCTCAAGACAGTCTCAAAATTTTTGTCCTCGTCACTGATGGGTATCAATTCCTTGGAAAGTGCCCGGTGGAACTTGGGTCGGAGACGCGCCGATAGGTCATGGTTGGTTACAAAAAGACGGAAGTTTTCCGCGAACCATTCTTTGAAGTAGGTTTGGCTCTCGCCGTCCGTCCCGAGGTATCCCGTTAAAGGCTCCTCTTTCGATTGGAGCCAAATGCGGTAAGAGAACAAGTCTTCCTTGTCTTTCAACTCTGGTGCGGATTTTAAATGGTCAATGTGATGCCCTAACTCATGCTGGATCACGCCATAGGGCGTGCGATCAATGGCGTAGGCAGGCCAGCTCCATGCCCTGCCGCCCATTCCAGGCGTGGCACATTTGCTGACTGCGATATGAATCGTTGTGGGGCGGTAGAAGGCGCACGTCCCAATGCAGGCGTAGTAGCGGCGCATCAGAGAGTCGGGATGATCCTTGAAGAGCTTAATCACTTTCGGCATGGTAATGGCGTTGACTGCGCAGAACTCCTCCGCCAACGAAAGCCCTGATTCAAAAAGTTGTTCCTTATTCACAGCTTAGAAATCCTCTCCACTTCCGCAGCGTAAGCCTTGAGATTCCCTTTGGTTCTGATCGCCTGTTCCTGGTCTCGTACCCATTCCATTATCTTCAGGACGGTCTGAGCTTTGGGCTCGCGCTTGAACGATGTCCATTCGTGCACGCGCTGGGCATTGGAGCGGATAGCTTTGGCCAGACTGGATAGTCCTGATGGCTCCGAGGCAATGTACTGTCCGTTTTCTTGCCGCTCTCTTTCCACGGCCATGATATTGCAAATGGCCTTCACCCGATCCATCAGCGCAAACCAGTCTGGCTTATCTTTTCGTTTCACAGTTTCCATAGTACGCTTTTGCGTTGTGGCGTCAATCCCATTCAGTCCTTTTTTTGGTCTGTGCGTAGATTTGCTCTGGAGCCTCATCGAAGTATTTGAATAAGGCTGGGCACAGCCAGCCATCCATTCTATATTCCTCGCATCGATACCAATTGCCCCCTTGATCTCCTCTAACCCAGTCTAGCCGAATCTGGCTCCCGACAAAGGGAGCGTGAGAGAATAGGAGCGTCACGCCTTTATGGGCATTTGGAATTTCTCTCGTCAGAATATCCAACATCGTATCAATTCCAGCGACAAATGCTTCTCGATTAAGTCCTGTCGATTCATCGTCGAATACCCATTGCCCGTGGAACTTGTAGGGAGTGAGTATCATGATCTGATTCATTCTTCCCCTTTGACCAAATCCTCAAAAAGAACTCGGTCATTGGCTATTTCCTCTGCGCTGTACCCTTCTTTTTTGCCCAAAGTTTCTCCGTTTTTTCTCCACCATTCGATCGTG